ATTAACTCGCTCGCCAACAGCCTGTACATGCGCTACGCCTACGAGCAGAGTGGCTATGATGTGGCCACCTTCGCCCAGAACGTGTCGCTACTGACGTACGGTGACGACAATATCATGGGCGTGAGTGATGAGGTGCCAGACTTCCATCACACGTCTATCCAGCGCTCCCTTGGGGGCGTGGGGGTGACGTACACGATGGCTGATAAGGAGGCGGAGTCGGTACCATACATCTCTATCGCCGATGCGTCGTTCCTGAAGAGGTCGTGGCTCTTCGACTGCGACCACGAGGTGTGGCTAGCGCCACTGGAGGTCGAGAGTATCCACAAGATGCTTTGCGTCATCGTGGAGTCCAAATCTGTTAGCGAGGGGGAACAGATGTCGGAGATCGTGCGTTCGGCGCACGGTGAGTGGTTCCACCACGGGTCCGAGGAATTTCGGGCGAAAACCTCTCTTTTGCGGGAGGTGATCGCCCACCATGGCCTCGACCAGTGGTTCGCGCAACCACACCAACTGCTCACGGAGGAGCAGATGTGGGAGCGATTTCGCTCCAACAGCGAGAAAAACCAGATGAGGCTGGACTAAGCACGTTGGTGCTGGTCCAGTATTGTCTGGTGGGTGGTTGATAGCCTCCATCCTAACCACTAAGGCTCTCCCTGGCTAATATACTCGCACGAACGACTTTTTGTCTCTTTATGTCATAGTGTTTGAGGACCCCAGGGAGCAATGGGCAGGGGCGTTCCCCCGATACCCTTTTTAGGGTAGGCAGTAGTCCACTGCTTCATCAAAAAGACCTCCGTGTGCGGATTTAGTTGACCCGCACGGTAGTATTGCGACTATCTAACAAAGATACACAACCAACAGGCAGCGAGAATGCTGCCAAAGCTCCATACGAGGAGCAAGCGGCCGATTCATCGGTCGTGCAAGAGCAGATCCATTTCGCAGATGGTGATGCGGGAGAACTCATCTCATTCTCTAGTCCCCCAATTGATCAATACGATGCATCAGCTACCCAGTCTATGGACTTGGGTGAATTCCTTTCACGTCCCGTGTTGATTGATACCTATAACTGGGTTGAAGCTTCCGCCGCTCGGCATGATTTTGATCCTTGG